CCGCCCGCCGCCGGGGAGGTGATTGTTCTTCCACCTGTTACTGCTCTAACTTTCATAATTTAATATCCTACAAAATTAAGTTTCTTCACTTGGCCCTGCTGCCTATACACCTTGTCCGCTTCCACGGTGATGAAGGCTTCGGCGGTGCGGTCTTCCAAGGCCGCGATTTCGAGTTGGCCGTTTGCTCGAAGGTAATCCGCGTATATTCCACGGATTAGGTAGTTCTCAAAAATTTTCGGTATGCTAACCACTGTCCATTTGGATGTGTCGGTTGGAACGGTTCCAGCCGTGGCGTCCGTGGTCATGTTGTAAAATTGTCCCGTGGTGGAATAATACACTTGATCGTCCTCATCATAATCGGTGGAAGCACTATATGTGTCTCCTGTGATGTTCGGGCGCACAATCTTATGCTCCACATAAACGGGTGTGTCGTTGTCTGATAAAACTATTTGCTGCACTGTTCCAGTGTCATACAACGAATAACCCACTGGAATTGCATTTGTCGTTGCGCGGGGGTCTTTCTGATACACTTGAAGTATCATCCCCGCCGTTGTTGGATAGGTCGCCGTGCTAATGTCGCTCGCCGTTGTAACGGTCGCGCTCTCCACTCGAACCAAGTCTGGCCACCGCTCCGTGTCCCACGCCACTGACAATCTTTGATTTGCCAAGTCGCGGACTTGCTTGAAGAAGTGCGTTGGCAGATTGTCCCTATCCAGCCCGGCAAGTTGTGCCGCACCATATAGGACAGAACTAAACGTAAGCGTTTGCATCCACTTCCACGCGCTCATTAGGCCCATATACCTTACGATAAGTAAGGCGACCAACCGGAGTGTCGTAGTAGCCTATTGGCCGGTCGCCTCCATATCCCACTTGAGTCTTGCCACTCACCCCATTCACCCGGCTCTCTGGATTGTCCCGCAGATATTCCTTCATAAACTTGCGGTCATCCCAACACTTGTAGCCGAGTCGCTTCCCCCAATAGTGGTAGGAGGTGGGGTTGATCCTCGCTTTGAGTTCCCCCATCCCCTCCACTGATTGAGTTTCGCGCTTGGCCATGTGTGCCGCACGGGCTTGTTCAGCATAAGCACTTTCATGCTCGCGCTGCATCTGCCCACGCAACACACCGGCCACGCTTGAAGCTAATTCGTCGCTGAGTCCTTCGACCCCAATCATACTAATTAGCTTGCGCCGTTGAAGTAGCCAACACCCTTCGGGTTGTTGACGATCAACGCGGCAACGGCTTCAATGAGCCTCGCAGGGCCACCACCGTTGTCAGTCAATTCCTTGATCTGCGGCAGTTTGCCATAACGAATTTCCACTTGGTCAAACGGAATCGCATATCCCTTGAACGCAACCGCGCTGCCACTCTCCGCAATGAATGTGGAGGGGTGCAATCGCAACCGGCCAAAGTCGCCCTCAAACACATCAATCGCATTGATGAACGTCTTGGAAGACGCATCTTGGGCAAACGTCTTGATTGGACTCGCAGTATGACCCGCGCTTCCAGCCGTGACGCTCTGCGTGAAGTTCGTGAATGCCCGCTTCAAGGAGGTTCCAAGAAGCAAATCATAATCACGAATAACTCCAGTGTTGGTGAACAACGTGGACAACAGCGTTTGCACAAGTGCCTCGGTTAATGAGCCAGAAGCAGTCGTGTTAATTGCCGTGCAACGGAAGGCTGATGGAACAGTAATGTCATCCGCTCCACCGCCTGTGCCAGATGCGTGTAGAAACGAACCCATCGACTTTGTAAGATATGGGTTTGTGCCATCATCTACATCAGCATCAGCGTCGTTCAAGAACGTCAACTCCATGTCGCGCTTGATCTCCACCAATTTTTTGGCGATGCCATTTGCCAACTCCGACTTTACGCCAGCGACATTTTGAATCTCATTGGCCAAGCTCGAAATACGAAACGACCTGCGAAATATCTGTGCGTAGTTTTGCATTAACTTACGCTGTCTGCCGGGGTTGGAATCCGTGTTCGACACTAGATTCGCCGCCGTTACGTCCGACCCATCCACGGTTCCCTCCACGCTAGGGTCTTCGTAAGTATCCATCTGCCAACCCATCAACACGTTGCCCGGCTTCTTGCCCTTTTTCGCCATAGACGTAAAAGGTGTAGAACGGGCATCGACATTTGCGATAAGGTTGGACAAGTCTTCTCGGCCACCCGCTTGAGTGCCGTTGTATCCTCTTTCTAAAAGAAGTGCCATAATATAATATCCCCCTAATATTTTGGACTATATGTAGTCCGATTCTAATATTGTCGCTAAAGAATCCACCGTGTTATCAGAACCGAAGTTTTTTCTCGCAGAAACTGAACGGGCTTTAGATGCGCTCGATGTGGCCGGGGCCGCAGCCGGGGCGGCGGGTTGTTCGGGAGCCTTCTTAACTTCCTTCTTCGCCGCTGCCTTTTGTGGCGGGTTGTTCACCATCTCCCGGTAGGCTTGTAGCCCTAACTGGAAAACACTTACGTCGGCTTTCCATGTCGGATGATTGCGAATGTCTGGCCTGTTACGGAGGATTTCCATAGCCTCTTGATAGCCCTCGGAACTCCTATCCTTCCAGTATGGGAACACTTGCTCTACTTGCTGCGCTACCGCAGCCTCTTCCTTCAAGTATTCCAGCCGGTTCGGTAAGTGCTTTTTAATGGATTTGCGGGCATTCTTTTTAATTCCCCGAATTTCCTCGGCACTATATTCGACTTCGTCGCCCTTTGAGTTTTTAACCACCGCGCCATCCGCATTATCCTCACACCATTCAAGCACTTCTTCGGCTTGATCCATTTCTCGCTCAACTTCCTGAGTCGATTTCAAACGGCTATATGGGTTCCCATCAACGGGCGGCAACGATGGAAGTTCCTCCTTGGCGTCCAATTCAGTGCGTAAAGTCCGAATCTCGGCTTCCAGTGTGTCAACCCTGCCTTCTGCCTCGCGCCTTTTTGCCGTGAGCTTGTCGATCCTCTTGAACAAACCCTTGTTGGCCTTGTCCTTTTCGGATTGCTCATCGGTTTCTAAAGCCGGTTCAGCTTCCGCAGTTTCTTCTTCAGTCTGAGAAAGAGCTTCTTCTTCAGCTTTAGCCTCATCCTCTGGCGGGTCACTCGACTCACCTTCATCGGGAGGCTGTTCGCCTTTAGCTTTTTCCTCGTCTTCCGAGGCCGGGGCTTCTGCCGGTTCGCGCTCCAACAGCATTTCCAGTTGGCCCGCTAATCCGTCAGCGTCCAATAGTTCGCCAACATTTGTTGTGACTTCCGTTTGTGCCGCGTCACTCACGGCTTCGATCCCCTTATCGCTCATGCTTTTTTGTAGCCCGCAAGTTTGGCTGGCAGCATTTTTTGGGAATGCAGAAACCCGTCCTTCTTAAACGCCTATAAGGTTGGGGTTGCAAAAAGAAGTTAGGTTGGAGGGTTGGTTTGGGTGGGTTTGGGAGGGTTCGGGTGGGTTTTTGAAAATGCTTTTAGTGAAAAGAAAAAGCCGCCCACCCCATTATAGGATGAGCGGCCACTACTACTATGGACTATGCGTTATACCGACATATCAGTTAAGTTTCGAGACTGCACTCTCCCTTAACTCAACCAAATGATTCTTAAAATCCAGCAACGCATCGGCGCGGCCCGCTTGATGAACTCTCGCCTCACCAACCGTGTCTGCGCTAACCGCCGTGACCATCTCCACATCGATGGCGGCGTCCAGATTGTCCAGCAAGGATTCCCAAAGCGGATTCTCGCCCTGCCACTGGAACGCTGTTAGATTTTGCATCATGTTACTTGACTCACTCCAATGCGCCCAATTTGCGCGTTCTGCTGTTGCATCAATGACATTTGCAGATTCTTTGTGTAGTTCTCGAACAGTTGCCTAAACAGTTCGTCGCCTTCCAGCGCGGCTTGCGCCTTCGGGTTGCGCCCCACAATCTCCTGTGCATATTGCATCTTGCTCTGCGCCGCCGGGTCGTTCTCCGTATAGGTGGCCTCATTGCCCAACATCATCTGGCCAATCTGCCCCTTAACGTCCTCGTACATCTTCTGCGAAGCCGGGGCTTGGTCGATGATAAGTTCCTCCGCAATGTCGGGACTAATCGCCCTCGTAATCATGCCTATCAACTTGTTCCGATCCAGCACTCCAGATACGTCCTGTGGCACAACGTACTGTGCGATGTTTGAGAGTTTGCTCTCCACATATTCCGTGTCCAGTTCCCGCACATCGTATTTCAACACAAAATCAAATTGGTACATATCTGATTCTGGAACAATGTTGGTTCCAGTGATGCGGGAGATTTCTTCGGGCGACAAATACTGCAAACTTAACTGGAACATTTGCTGATATGCCTCTGTCCACACTGTTAACCAGTTATTCACAAGTCGTTGCTGCTTTATCTGCGTCTGCACGGGCGGCACTGATTGATTCGCCCTGCCGAAATATTCGTCGGCCTGACGCGACACGGCTTCAATCAAGTTGAACGCTGTGCTGGGTTGCCGCGCCGGGGGGCGCATGAACTCGTAGTCTCCAGCCTTCATCACCGGCAACTGCACCGCCGGGCCAACCTTGTTCGCCAACCCAAGCCGCTTGTTCACCATGATGGGCGGAAGCGTTTCAAAACTCGTCGAGTCGTATATCGAATCTCGTTGAGTCTTGATTTCGTCCTGCCAAGTTCGGCAGATTTCTGGCACTCCACGACTCTCCGTGATGCGGCGTTTGAGTTTTTCCCGGCGATATTCCACGAATGGATAGCGGCAATGCACATAATCCAGTAGTTCATGCTTCGCGTGGATGTCCTCGCCGCCCTCGCCAGTTTGGGCTATCGGACTGAATATCGTGTAATAAATGCCCGGTATGTTGTTGTCATCCAGTTGGCGACTATACGCATACACCACTTCGATTAGGTTGTCCTGCCGGTCAATGTGGCTACTGGTCAGGTCGCTCAACTGCACGGTGAAGTCGTGGAACTCTGTCGAGCGGCCCGCCGTCTTCACTGCGGCCTCTACCCAATCTTCGCTCCAGCCCTCGTCCACAACCTTGGCCCGCAACTCCACCTCCGTCATAAACAACCGGCGGAAGATCACTCGCGCCGATTGCAAATCAACCGTTTCGGGCGGCAGACTGATTTCCTCCCACGGCTTTAACGCTACAACTGCCGGTTGGTTCACCGCCAAGTATGCCTGTGGAAGAATTGTTTCTCCCGTGTCGCGCAGTTCCTTAACCGCTTTCCGCGCCTTGCGTTTTCCGAGGCCGGGGAATTGCGCTTGCAAAATCTCCACCACGGCAGTCTCCGACTCTGGATCGTTTATCATGTCGGGCAAGGCTTCCAGTTCGCCCCCCACTTGCTGCGCCAAGGCTATAACTTCATCCATTGTCACCTTACGCCCCTTCACCGCACTTTTCTGCTCCCACCCAACAAACAAAGCACTCCACCCATATTGCTGCCCGTATTGGGCGAGTAGTTCGGCCTCGCGGTTTAGTGTGTGGTAGAGTTTGGTGTCGCGCTGCCACCGCATCATATTACTCGCCACTCCAGCCGCTTGAGAGTCCCCAATCTCGGTTCCCCCAATCTTTAGTGTGGCCCGGCTAAACGAAGTGGTTAACACATCCACCGTGTCGTTTATAATCTGGTCGGCCAACGGTATGCGGGTGTCGCTCGCGCCCTCCCAAGGGAAAGCATCTTTGCCCTCTGGTAAGCTCTCGCTGTGCTTGCGCCCGTCCGTGGTTTGCCCCGTCCAGCGTGTGAATCTAATGTTGTCCACATCAGATATTTTATCCAGCGATTCCCCGTCGTGTAAGCTGCGGCTATATTCCGCCGCCAATTCCCGCACATCTGGTGTGTCCGCTGCCTTCGCTAATTTATCTACTGTCTCCATCTTTCTTTTCCCCCTTTAAGTGTTTAATTAAGTCATCCCTATAATACCGTCGTTGGTTCCCCACTGTTCGGTAAATTCGTAGCGCATTTAGTTTTGCAAGTTTCGCAAGCTGCTTCTGGCTCAACCCGGTAACTGCCGCCGCCTCATCGGGCCTCACCAACACTGGTAGTTCAAACAACCTCATCAGTATGTTCCCACCGCTGATCCAGCGAAGGTTTTGTCATTCACGAAAATTGGCTCCATCACGGCCAAATATCGAAGGGTGTCTATGCAATCCTTACTCGCACCCTTCTCCCCGTCGCGCCCCGTCCACTCTTGCAAACTATATATTAGGTTGCCGCAGTCCTTGCTTATATAGAGGCTCGGCTCATTAACCGCCGTGACGGGTTCGCCTTGATCGTAGTTTAACCAATCATTTACAATGGTGAGTCCGTTGGCCACCGAGATTCCAGCGGCTTGCTCAAAATACATGGGGTCTTCGCCTTCCCCCAATAAATCAATAATGCTTGTGCCGCCCTCGCGGCCCGCTGCTTGGCTGGCTCCAGCGCGAGGATCTATATATCGCACCTCGATGTCCTCGCCCTGCTCCAAGTCGGCAATGATTTCCTTCACTTCTGGAAGCCCGCGTCCAGCACCCACGCTCTGCGCCGGGCCGGGCGCACCATCGGCCTTATCCCCCGGCACGGCCCACTCCCCATATTCGTCTAAATTGGGCCACTCCCTATAAATGTATTTGCGCCCTCGATCATCCACCCTCAACCAAAGTACAAACCAGTTCCGATTCCACGCGGGATCGACTGC